ATAGATTCGGTATCGTTAATAAAGGTAGATTGCCATCCGGAGATGCTGCGTTAGTACGTGCAGCTAGGCTGTCAGCTAAACGTAGAGCAGATGCTATAGACAATGTAGGTAATGTATTATCACGTTGGGTTAGTACTGGTAATTGGTGGGCTATTTTAGATTGGGGTATTAGAGGTATAACAGCGGCTGATGAAGTGTTTAGAAGACAGTTACTAGTAGGTAGAACTAAAAGTGCATCACTAAAAGAGGCTATAAGAAATAATCCAAATGACTTAAACCAAGCCAAGGAAGAAGCTATAGCTATTAATAACTCTAAATGGAGAGACAAGGATGGGTTGGAGGTTCTGAGTGATATAGGAGAAAGAGCGGACGAAACTAGGACAGTTAATGAGGATTTAATGTTTGCATCTAACGCTGACCAAGTTGAAGACGTGCTTGAACCTCTAACAGACAAATTGATAAGGGGAGTACAAAGTTGGGCACACAATGAGGAACATCCTTGGTTTGCAGCTTTAATAAAAACATTTATGCCCTTTATTCCTGTTGGTTTCAGAAGTGCTAGATTAGCTACTAGAGCCGTTGTAACTCCTGTACCTCTCGTTGAGAATGTATTTGTAAACAGATACACAAAAAGAATAAAAAATTTACAGACCGAGATAAAAGATAACTTATTATTAAGAGAAAATCCTAATGTAAGTACTGAGGGTATAAAAGATATAGATTTAAAAAATCAACAAATACAAGACCGAATCGAAAAGTTGATTGAAAGAAGGGCTAAATTTAACAGTGAAAATATAACAGACTTTCTTTCTAATTCTTCTGTTATGGTGTTAGGTTTATATTTAGCATCAAACACTGATCAACTTATAGGATCACGCTCATGGATGACTTACGAACAAAAAGAGCGTAGGGAGAAAGATGAGTTTACTATATTCGGATGGAACTATAAAGATTGGTTACCGATCTCCGCACCTTTAGCTTTGATAGCTGATTTAGTTGAATGGAGTAACATGAAAGCAGAACAGGAAGCTTCAGGAGTAAAACTGCTCTCTAAGGACCAAGATTTCTTTACGGTCATGCGTTCATCTTTGTTAACTCTAATTAAAGAGATGCCATTGAATACAGGAATCAAAGCAGCTGAAGAAATAATAACAGGAGAAGCTGATGTTGTTACTAATAAAATGGCAGATATGGTTGCAAGTTTTGTACCTGTACCAGCTGAAGCTAGAAAGATAAGGCAGTATATAGCGTCTGGCGGTAAGATGGAAGACTTGAGGGGAGGAAGTTTTTGGGAGCGTTTTACTTATAGAGCTTTCGGTTCCTCCACTCCTAATAAAAAAGTAGACTATTTTGGTAAAGACTTACCTAGCAAACGTTCTATTTTCCAACAGTTAGTGTTTAGATCAGCACCTGGTAACAAGCTGCCGTCTACACCGTTTGAGAAAATATTACAAAAGGACGCACAGTTTGAAATAAAAAAGCCATCTAGGTATTTATCAACCGGGATTGAGATGACTAAGTTTATTAATTCTGATGGAATGACTTTGCAAAGGAGGTTTGATTTAGAGTTAAGTACTACAGATATTGAACGAGAAGTTAATAAATTAATTAAAGACCCAACTTGGATCGCAACATTCAAACAAGGTGGTATACAAAGCGAGACTAATCCTGAAAGAACTATCAACCCCGCTCTTCAAGACCTTAATAAATTAATGCAAAGTTACTATACTGAAGCTAGAGAGAACTTATTAAATAAAAAGGGTGAACTTAAAGATTTCATAAGCGAAAGAACTAAAGATGACGGCACACCAGAAAACGTTTTGGATGTATTGAAAGTAACAGAAGAATCTTTCGGAATGCCTGTTGGTGCTCCAACTTCTATCGAAGAAATACAAAAGCTACAATCATTAATAGACTAAGGACTTGCTCTTCTCACTCAATAATTAATAATATACACTTAATATCATGGCTAACTCCTACCAAGACTACACAGCGACATCCGATCAAGTTGCTAACGGCTTCTCTTTTTCCTTTCCGTATCTATCTGACAACTCAGGAGTAGCACTGCTTGATGTCTATGTATCGGGAGTAAAGCTTGCTACTTCTGCTTACACCATCTCTACATCTCCTCAGAAGATTGTTATCGCTTCAGGCAGTGTAGCGGTAGGTAACGCTGTAAAGATTGCTCGTAACAGTTCCACCAGTGAAGCTCTTGTAGACTTTGAGAACGGATCAGTACTTACAGAGTCAGACTTAGATCGTTCTTACTTACACGGTTTTTACTTATCACAAGAAGCAGCGGAAGGATCGGGTGGTGAACAACTCAGTAGGAAAGGTGGCACTGATTACGATGCAGACGGCGTTAAGATCACCGATCTTGCCGACCCTACCGACGCTCAAGACGCCGCTACAAAGAACTATGTAGACTCTCAAAACTTTGCAGATCTGGCTTACGTTGACGGCTTAGGACTCGATCACTTCGACGGTAGTAACTTGTCGGTATCTGTTGATATGAACGGTAACAGGTTGACTGAAGTAGCTGATCCGCTTGTTACAAAAGACGCTGCCAACAAACAATATGTAACAGGAGTAGCTGATCAGTTAACATTAGGCACTGGTGCTACACCGGGCTTTTCTATATTTACACAAACAGGGTCTGATACAGACTTTGAATTAACTTTTACACCTAACCACAGCGACTCTCAATCATACTTGGTAACAGTAAACGGAGCAGTACAATCACCTAATGACTACACAATAGTCGGAGGATTAAATGTGCTACGCTTTGACTCGGCTCCAGCAGCTAGTGCATCTATTGTTATTATTGAGAGGGGATATAGATACGCCTATTCTTATGTATCTAACACTTTAGACTATGGCTCTGTAGCTGTAGTGGGAGCAGACGACTATGTCGATTACGGAGCAATACTATAAAACTTAATAACTATGAGTAACATACAAGTACAATTACGAAGAGGAACAACCGCTCAACACAGTAGCTTTACAGGAGCACAAGGTGAGCTGACAGTAGACACAGATAAGAACGCATTGGTGGTGCATGACGGGAGTACCGTGGGTGGTATTGAAGCAGCTAAAAACGAGGTTACGGCAACAGGTTCAACGACCGCTAGAAGCTTGGAGGATCGGTTTAGAGAAGTTGTAAATGTGTTGGATTACGGGGCTTCTACAGCAGCTTCTGCCGCTGATAACACGACTGCATTTAGTAACGCTATAGCTAGTGGTAGAACTGTTTACATTCCTGCTGGTACCTTTTCTCTTACACACTTAGATTTAAGCGATCTTGTTAACGCACAGATAATAGGAGAATCTCAGTCAACTCGTTTAAGTTTCACTACAGGTATAACTAATTTAGATGGAGATTCTTGTGCCGTATTAATTAATGACGGTACCGGAGGTACGGGAGGTACGCATAATACCGCATCTAGGCGACTTAGGTTAGACGGATTTTTAATAGATGCTAATGGATTGGATATTGGTATTTATATCGACTGGATGACTGATAGTCATTTAGAAAACATAGCGATTAGAGAGTGTGGTATCGGTATGAAAATAAATTTCTCTTGGGTAAATAAGTTTTCCAATTTTGATATTCAGCAATTTACAAGTCAGGGAGTAGCTACAACGGCCAACAATCTAAATGCTTTACTATTTAATACTTTTAGAGTTGCAGCAACGTCCGAAAACGCATCTTGTTTTCATCTTATTGGTAATAGTATTAAATTAATATCTTGCGATGCTGAAGGAACTGCTTCTGATTTTACAGGTATTAATATACCAGCGGGTAGACTCATATCTATAGATGGTTGTCATTTTGAAAGAGGTAGGGGATTAACTTATAGTTCAACGGGTAATAATGTTAGGAGCTTATCTGTAACTAATTCGTTTTTTGATTGTGAAATTGCAGCTATAACAGCCGGGGGTTACGCAAATAGTTTAAATATAACAGGTTGTGTATTCAAAGATGCCTATTCAGGTGTAGAACTTAATACTCTTAACGGTAATTTTTCAGGCAACTATTTTGACGGTACTTCTACTTATACAATAGGGCAGAATTTTAAAGGATATTTACACGACGGAACTCGTTTTATTTCTGAGAAAAGATTAGAGCGTCAGTACATTCGTATACCTACTCTTTCAACTGATTCTGCAAACCCTACATTACTTTGCACTTTCCCTGAGTACGCTCCTCCTCGTACAAGCGGTAAAATATTAATACAGCAAAGGTTAACTGATAATAACACATCGTCTCAAGAAATAAACTTTGCTATTTCCGAAGATGTAACTTTTAGGCAAGCAGTTGTAGCAACCGTAGGTACTAATTTAGGAATAACTTTATCTGCTGTTGATAATGGTGATACACGGTCTCTTTATGCTTACGGGGCGAACGAGTCAAATTTAGCGGGTTTTGTTGATTTAGTTAGTTATTAATAACCAATGATCGACTCCATCTCTAGCTTTCTTAACACTGGTCTTGTCGTTGCTCTTGGCGTGATTGGGTGGATTATCAAACGTGTTATTGAACGTCTTGATCTCGGTGAGAAAAGAATGACTAAGATAGAAGTGGAGTTAGCTGCACAACGGGAAAGAGATAGAGCTGTTGAAGCACGGATCGCAAAGGTAGAAGAAGCACTTAAAGAAGTTCACAATAAATTAGATAGAATGTTAGAAGTATTAGTGAGGAAATAGATATGCCAGAAGGATTATACGCAAACATTAATAGAAGAAGAAAGCTCGGCATCAGTCGCAGTAAAAAGAAATCTACCATTACACCAAAGGCTTACGCTAATATGAAGCGTGGGTTTCCTAAGAAGAAGTGAGTGTATCGTTGCGTAGGTGGAAGTGTTAACTCATGGCTAGACCTGCTAGAAGACCTGTAGTACGTCCTAATCCTCTTGCGTTTCAACAACGTACGATTTCTGCTACATCCGCTGCCCAAGCAAAAGAGAATGAGGAGAAAGCAACAGAGCTGGAAGGTAAAGTAACTACTCTTGAGACTGATCCATTCTTTGTTACTGTTGACGGTGGAGGAGCGGTAGTGGAAGCAGATATAGATACTTTTGACGGAGGATCACCTGATGCCTAGTTTTACTAAACGCATACAACTACGTCGAGGAACTTCTAGCGAGTGGACAACTGAGAACCCTGTACTACTTGAAGGAGAGCTAGGAATCGAATTGGACTCAGCTAGGAACAGAATTAAGATTGGAGACGGGACGACTGCGTGGAACTCTTTGCCGTACTTCTTGGACGCTCGTGAGGAGGAAGTAGGTGATTACCAAGACTTTCTTGATGCCTTGACCGCTCCGTAATTACAGTTATAACACCAAGGGATGAGCAGTTTACTTACACAATTAGGTCAGAAGGTTAAAGCTAAGCTTGATAACAAGTTTGATAAGTCTGGAGGCTTGATTAGTGGTTCAGTAAATATATCACAATCCCTACAAATTGGATCATATTTAGCTAACAGTTTACCAGAAGCAGGTACATCAGGACGTATTATATATGTCAGTGATGGAGACGGTAGTGGTGGTCCTTGTATAGCTGTTGACGATGGAACAGATTGGAAAATTGTAGAGCTTGGCGGTGCGGTACCTACTGCTACTCATATACTTGCGGAAGACGGAGACAGCTTAACTACTGAGGCGGGAGCTATTTTAATCACCGAGGTATCTTGACAGATATAAGCTCCGCTAATACATTTATTAACACAACTAACCCACAACAAAGGATTATATATTATGTCTAGTTTGCTCACCCAATTGGGTCAAAAAACAAAAGTAGAGCTTGATAAGAAGCTTGCCCTCGCAGGTGGAACAATGACTGGGGCTTTGACCCTCAGTGGTGCTCCTACTGCTTCCCTTCACGCCGCTACCAAAGCTTATGTAGATACTGCTTCTGATACTTCAGCTCTTCAGTCCGAACTTGATGCAACTCAAGCAGGTGCTGGTCTTGGATCAGGTGGTGCTTATACAGCTAACGGTTCTGCTAACTACATCAGTTCTGTTACTACGCTTCAAGCTGCTGACAACGCTCTTGACGCTCAGATCAAAACAAATGCTGACGCTATCGCTTCTAACGATTCTGACATTTCTACCTTACAATCTAACGTAAGCAGCAATGACTCAGACATCAGCTCCCTTCAATCTGACGTTTCAACTGCTCAGTCTGACATCACTACTCTTCAATCGAACGTAAGCTCGAACGATAGTGACATCTCCACCCTTCAAAGCAACGTTTCCAGCAACGACAGCGACATCTCTGCTCTGCAAACTCAAGCTGGTTCCCTCGCTTCTGACGGTAACTCTGCTTCGTTCAGCGGTAACCTTTCTGCTGCTGACTTAACTCTTAGCGGAAATCTTACTGTATCCGGAACTACCACCACTGTTTCTACAACAAACTTAGATGTTAGCGATAGTCTTATCAACTTGTCTAAGGGTGCTGCTTCAGCTTCTACAGCATCGAATGACGGTGGATTTGTTATCGAGCGTGGTTCTTCGGAGTCGAACGCTGCGTTCTTTTGGGACGAGTCTGCTGACAAATTCAAAGTAGTTACTACTTCCGCTACTGCTGCTTCCACCGACATCTACGGTGACGACAGCTCCGCTGCTCTTGCTGATCTCGACGCTAACCTCTACCACAACGGTGTGGAACTTGGTTCAGTATCTG